ACAGAAACGTAAGTTATCTTATTACAGTAACGTTTATGTTGTTAAAGATCCTTCAAACCCAGCGAATGAAGGTAAAGTATTCTTGTTTAGATACGGAAAGAAAATCTTTGATAAGATAACTGCTGCGATGCAACCTGAGTTTGAAGATGAACAAGCAATCAACCCATTTGATTTCTGGGCTGGTGCAAACTTCAAAATCAAAATCAAAAAGGTTGCTGGATATTGGAACTATGACTCAAGTGAGTTTGCTGCTCCTGCTCCTCTTCTAGATGATGACGATGCAATGGAAACAATCTGGAAGAATGAACATTCTCTTGCAGAACTTGTTGCTCCAGATCAGTTCAAGTCATATGAAGATCTCAAGAAGAGACTTAACTATGTTCTTGGTCTAACTGTTGCACCAAAAAGACAAGACCCCGAAGTTATTGATGAAGATAATAACTTAGAGGACTTAAGTGAAGGTCGTGCTGTTGTTGACACAACTCCATCCTCTGTAAACACAGATGAGGATGAAGAAGATGCACTCAGTTATTTTGCAAAATTAGCTGAAAATTAGGAAATATCCCGAAAAAAAATTCGGGCCATTTTTTACGCCAGAGGTCGCTCAAAACGACCTCTTTTTTTATGGCGAAATTAGTCTTGGATTTTCTGTCTTTTTGAGTTTTTTTGATATAAATTGTTTTGATGGTTTATATTCCATTATATTTGCAAAATCTTCTAAGAATAAATCTAAGTATCCTTTTTTTAGGACATTGATATTTCTTTTTTCATCATTTAAATTTGTTTCATTGTCTAAAAAGGAAAATGATTTTAATTTGGATTCTGTTCTTAGAACACCTCTATCTACAAAACTAACTGAGTGTCCAGCTGGAACTGTAAGACCTTCTGGTTGAATTAATCTTCCTTCCGAGTCCCTTATAATTTCAGTTTCATAATGATGAATATTTGATAATTGTTGTGATGTGTACTTTTCATTGAGATAGGTTAAAAAGTCTTCATTTCCCATTGGCCACTCATCTCTCACATGAATAATATTATTTGTTGTTAATATTACCCAATCAAGTCCAGAATCATTATAAAGTTTATATGCAACTTGATCTGGTCTTTCATCACCAACTACTGAATATTTTGTAAATGCTGTAACTTCATCAAAAATGTCATCACGCAATACTGATCTCTTAAATATATTTTTTACAGTTTGATAATCATATGCAGAATTTCGATCATTCGCTAGAGACGGATAATCGAGGTCTGGTAGTTGTTTAAAATAACTATTTTGTGATCCTTTGTATGCCATATTAGTAACCTACACTGTCTTCTGGAGTTTTTAATTGATCCTGTTGATATATTGGTCTAAGCTCAGCAAAACTCATATCTACTGTAATTTCCACTGGTTGTGAATCATGATATGCAGACCAATAAGTATTTGGAGCATAATCAGTGCTTAATGAGGTTAATGCAAGACCGCCTGGGCTAAATCTATTTACAGTGTTTAATGTATTTGCTTCTTTAGGCCCATTTCTATATTGTAATGTAAAAACATCTGGACTTGTTAAATATGTTGAACTTCTAAATTTTGGCGCCATACCTAATTTTAAAAATTTAATTAACTTTCTTATCGCCTCACCCTCTTTTTTACTTCTTGCTACCATTCTATATTTAAAAGCAAAATCTCTCATAGCAGGGCCTTGAAATAACATCTCTGCGTTTGGATTTAAAACCACACCACCTTTTCTTGCTAAAAGTGTATCCGCATTTAATTCTGTTCCTAAGAGCATTCCCGACATTTTAGCAACAATTTGATTTTTTATTGCACCACTTGCTTGCTGAAAACTGTTACCAAACTCATTGGTGCCTCTCTGAGCTTGAAATTGTCTAAATGCTTCATTCCTGATTTCCTTTTCGTCTACACCTGAGTCTGTTGATCCTTTAAATTGTCCTGTCATCGCATCAGCCATACCCAAAGCAGCTAATCCCTGTATGTTTAATTCACTTTTTCCCCATTCAGCAGCGTTAACGTCTGTTGCCTTTGGCATTGGTAATATGATACTTCCTATCAAATCACCTAAAACACTTCCACCTTTTATCTCTTTCTTCTCGCCATTATCAAATACCTCTTTAGTTCCTTCTGGAAAACTTGCATTTAAAGTTTCTCTTCTATACTTATATCTCGTAATTTTAAGATGATCTTGATGAAGATTGATGTCAAGTGGATAGGCGAATATTTCAGTACCCTTTTTTTCGTGTCTCGTTACAGGTGTTTGATATGTAATGTTAGTCGTATCATTATTATCTACAAATTGTTCATTATTAAATTTATTATCTTCGTTTGTCTTATCTTTTTTTATTTCCTCGTCTGTCGCAAATTCTATGGCATCAGTTTTACCTTTATAAGACTCTTTTTTTCCTTTGTACTTATTAACATTATATGCCTCCAGTGCTTGAGATGAACTTGATACTTTAGCCCACTCGGCGCTATCAGGATCTATCGACCTCAACGGCCTTCCTAGTTGGGTCTGTTTTTTAATACCTTCTAATTGTTGTTTATCATTAAAAGAAAAAACATATTTTGACCCAGAAGATGTGCCTGGAATTGAAAATTTTCGACTTTTTGACATTAATTTTTGTTGTAAACTCGACTTCTTGGAACTGGTATTCCTCTCATATCAACGAATCTTTCAGTGGGTAATTGTGCCACATCTGACCATTCAGTGTTTGGAATGCGATATGGTGTTCCTCTTACGCCAGTATAGAGATATTTATGTAGAGTTCGACGAGGAACTGCAACTGCACCCTGAGCAGAGTTATTTAGTAAGCTTATTGCAAGTTCGTCTCTTTGATTCAAAGGGACATAGTGAAGGTTGCATCCTAAAAACCCACCTGTTTGATATTCAATCACATAAGTAAGAGGATACATGTCATAATATGGTTGTTTTGTTTGTGCTGAATATGTATAGAAATATAATTGGCCAGGAGCAAATCCAGCTGTATCTGCAGCATCATCATCAAAATTTGTCGAACCAAGTTCATCAAGTAATTGACTTCTAAAATAGTCCTCACTTACTTGATCAGTTACTTTATTCAATATTCTTTGAAGAATGCTCATTTGATTCCTAGTTCTTTTTCAGTCATGATTTTGAACTCTAATTTACGATCTTCACAAAATTCTCTTGCTGCCTTCCATTTTGCTTGATTTTTAACATAGGTCATTGATTCATTTATCAAGGTTTTTCTTGACTTACCTTTTGTTACTTTTGGTTCCAGTGTTTCTCTCAATGGTTTGACCTCAATTACTGATCTGCGAATATTACTATCCTTATCTTTGTACTTGATAAAAAAGTCAGGAAAATATCTACGAACACGATTTGTTGTTGGATCTTTATAAGGAATCCAAAATTCTTCAGATGCCCATTCAAGTATATTTTCATTCAAATCGCAGTAATTCATGAATTTTCTTTCCCATAAAGATCTATAAATAATATTTTTAGAGTCACCCTTATATTTTTTAGGGTTGGAAGGTCGATATATCCCTTTATAACTCATATATAGTAATAACAACTTAAAATTATTTATTGTGTCCAATAGTTTTCCAAAAAGATCAGAAATATTTCAAGGAGATTTAAGAGATATCCGTGATACTGTCGCACGGCCGTCTTTAGATACTTTTTATCAAGTTCATTTTTCATTTGGAAGACATAACGAACCAAAGAGTGATGAAGCACCTGATGGTGGATGGTTATATGATGATTATCCTGGCAAAAATAGAACACAGGGAAAAGGTTTTCAACAAAAGATGTCCCTGATGTGTACACAAGCAGAACTGCCAGGCACAAATTTTATAGAAACTAATGTGATTGGACATCATCAAGGTATTCAAGAATCATTTCCAAATCTTAGAAATTTTCCTCCTTTAAATCTTGTTTTTTATGTTGATGCAGATCATGTTATTTTAGAAGTTCTAGAGAGATGGATGACATATATTAATCCAATTAAAACACAACAAAGAAGTTATAATGCTTTTTCAAGATTTAATTATCCAGAGACTTATAAAGAACTTCTTCATCTTTCAAAATTTGAAAGAGATACTTTTAAAGAAAAAAGATCAGATGAAATTGGAACTAGAGTAGCAGAGTATGAATTTGTGAATGTTTGGCCAACTAATATGACATCAATGAGACTTGCCTATGGTGACTCTAATGTGTTAAGATGTAATGTATCTTTTGCATATGATAGATTCTTTACATCGTTTACTGGTAAAGATGGTGGAGTTCCAATTGGTACATCACTTGGAGCTACAGATCAAAATAAACTTAGATTTCCAAAAGAAACAAATAAAGAATTTTTAAAAAACAATCCTGAGTTTATGAATAACCCAGCATTTAACATTGGAGATGGTGCTGGATTCCTTTAATTTAAAAAACCTTCCTATATAAAATACTGAACAGAATATTATGCCATTACCAACCATTGAAACTCCAACTTATGAGTTGAAGTTACCTTCTTCAAATAAAAAAATTAGGTATAGACCTTTTCTTGTAAAGGAAGAGAAAGTATTAATCATTGCTCTTGAATCAAAAAATCAAAGTGAAATTACAAATGCTGTAACACAAGTTTTGAAAAATTGTGTTCTCACTAGGGGTGTTGACATTGATAGTCTACCTACATTTGATATTGAATATTTGTTCTTAAATATTCGTGCTAAATCTATTGGAGAGGATATCAAAGTAACTGTTACTTGTCCTGATGACAGAAAAACAAAAGTTCCTGTCACAATATATGTGGATGAGATTAAAGTTGTTAAACCAAAAAACCATAAGAAGGATGTTGTTTTAGATGATAAATTAACTCTTCGTATGAAATATCCATCACTATCTCAGTTTATTTCAAATAATTTTGATACAGAAGATGAGGCAGAAGTATTGGTTGATAAAACCTTTAAAGTTGTAGCTGATTGTATCGATACAATTTATACTGAAGAGGATGCGTGGGAGGCAAAAGACTATACTCCAGATGAAAGAATTGAATTTGTACAACAATTAAATTCAAAACAATATAAAGCTGTAGAGAAGTTTTTTGAATCGATGCCTAAATTATCTCACACAATTGAGGTTGTAAATCCAAACACAAAAGAAAAGGGAACTGTCGTTTTGGAGGGGTTAGCCAATTTTTTCGGCTAAGTATTGCAAGAGAGGATCTTGAATCCTATTTCCGTATCAATTTTGCTCTCATGCAATACCATAAATATAGCTTGACGGAACTGGAAAATATGATGCCTTGGGAAAGAGAAATTTATACAACTCTTCTCAAACAATATATTGAAGAACAAAATCTCAAGAATCAACAAAAACAAGGTGTTATGAAGTATGGATGAAGAAGAATACCAAGAAGAGGAACAATCTAACTCAAAGATAAATTTAGGTAGTTTCTTTGAACGAGTCGATTCGGTTGAAAAGGTAGCGAGTAGTGCCTTATCAAAAGCGAATGCGAACTTTGGTATCATTAATGCTCAAAAAACACTTATTAATACTTTAAACCTTTCAATTGAAGCATTAGAGACAAAGGTTAGAGATATTGCAAATTATATAATTATAGAGAAAAAAATTACAAGAGATGAGGAATCAGATAGATTAGTCGAAGAAAGAGATAAAGAACAAAAAAATATAACAGCTGAAAGACTCATGGGTCTTAAGGGAGATCAAGGTGTACAGGGTGAGCCAGGAGCACCAGCACCAGAAGAAGGTGGCGGTGGTGGTGGTGGTATTTTAGGAACTCTTCTAAAATTAGGAATTGGTGTTTTTGCAATTAAATTTCTCTGGCCTGCTCTTTTGCCCTTAGCTGGAGGTTTACTTAAAGGTGCTCTGGCAAAATTTGCAATGTTTGCCATTGGTGGACTTGGAACTCTTCTTAAGGGATTAATAGTGGGTACTCTTGGAGGAATAGGTATTTTTGGTCTTGGTAAATTCTTCACAAACTGGGGAAATTCAACTGAAGATGGCTTTAAGAAAGCTGGGGAGAGTGCTTCTAAAGCTGTCAATGATTTTTCATTTAATAAAGATGGTAAGGTTGATGGGCCAGATTCACTTAATTTAGGAGGTGGAACAGAATCTAATGAAAATATATTGGAAGGTGATGAGAGTATGAGAGAAACTTTGACAGAAAAAGATTTGATGGTAACTCCAGGCACAAGAATTAATGAGTATGGTGCAGAGGGTGGTGGAAAACCATCATCAGGTGATTTGTCTATGTTTGATGAAGAAGATAGTGAAAATATTGAAGAGAAACCTGAGAGTGATATAAACTCAATGGAAAATAGAAAGGAGAGAGCAAGAAAATCACTAGAATATTATACAGAAAAATATAATAATACTACTAATGATAGAAAGAAAAATCTATATATGAGAAAAATTAATGAAGCTGAGAAGTTTTTAGGAGTGGGAAAATTTGATCCAAACGTAACAGGAATAAAACCAAATGCAAAAATTGAGGCAGATGATATAGGAAATATACTTAATCCCGAAGAGGTTATGCCAGATAAACAAGATAATACGATAGATTCTCTTTCATTTTCTGAAGATATTGGTATCGGTGATTCTCAGTTTCTTAGTGAATTAGTTAATGTTGATCCTACAGGTAACTTAAATAATTCTCAAAACAAGGGTCAAATAGTAAACACACCATATAATCTTCCAAATACTACAGAGACAACAGTAAAATTTACTGATATGAAGGTGCCTTTCCTTAAGAGTCTTTCAAATCAATACTTATCAATATCTGGAAAAACAATTCCTCCAGAGTATTATAGAGCATTCAAATAATGGCTGATACTAAACTTCTCATTAAAGATTGTACTTTACTGCCAAGTGATGGTTCTTCTCTAAAAGAACAACAGAACATCACAGCGGGTCTGGTTGCAGTTGATTATTTTGAGAGTATTGAAAATCCATCCATAGCATTAATAATTACTTTTATTGACACTGATCAGTTAATAGGTAGATTGGGAGTAACTGGAGGAGAATATGTTAATCTTTCAGTATTATCTGGTGAAGAGGATGATGAAGTTGAATTTAAAATTACTGGAGAAGATCATAAATTAATATTAAACTCTGTAAGAAATGTAACAACCACTCATAATGCTCAAGTTGCAACTTTAGAATTTGTGTCAGTTGAAACATATGTTGATCAAACTGCAAGAGTTAATCAAAAATATACTGGAAACATTACAGAAACTGTTAAAAAATTACTTAAACAGAAAACTGCGATTGGAACAAAGAAAAATTTAGATAGTGATAATGCTGCTAATTCTTATTCATTTGTTGGAAATTTAAAACATCCATTTGATACAATTCAATGGTTATGTCCAAAAACACAGGCATCGAAGGATAGTTTTGGGTTTTTATTTTATGAGAATTTCGATGGTTATCATTTTAAATCAATTAAGAGTTTGTTAGAACAGGATGCTTTTGAATATAAACAAGCTGATAAAAATATTGGAACTAATGCTATCATATTGCATAGTAATTTAAATCAAACAAACGATATTGGTTTGAACTTAAGAATGGGAATGTATGCGAATCGAACTCTTTTCATCGATCTTGAAGAACATACTTTAAAGGAAGTTGATTATAAAGTTGAGGATTTGGGACTATCAGACCCACCTAAGATAGCGAATGAATTGGAAACATATCCAACTCGTCTAATGCTTAAGGCTAGTGATGTTGGAGTTTCTCAAAAGGGATCAGAGAAAAAGGATAAACAACCAAAGACTGAGCTTGACGAAAAGAAAAATAAGTCCTATATTAGGAATAACTTACTATTTTCACAATCATTAAGTATATCAATTCCATTGAACAGTAAATTAAGAGTTGGTTTTATGCTTGACGTTAAATTTCCTCTTAAGAAGGATGACAGCGGAGATGACTCTGTGGATTCCTATGGAAGTGACAGAACTAATGATCCTAGTGGAAGATATCTTATCGCTGAATTGAGACATCTTATGGGTGGTGGTAAGAGTGAAACACAGTTAAAGTTAATTCGTGATGTGTTCACTGTTTAACAAAACGCTTAAATAAAAGAAAAGGAGAATCAAATGAAATCAATCGAAGATCACATTGAATACGACAAAAAAATTGCTGACGATCCACAGGCGAATCCAGCAGCAAGAAGACATGCAAAAGATGAATTGCATGATCTAGAAGAGTATGTAGAACATCATAAAGATGAAATCCAAGCAGGCGATCATCATGATCCAAATGCTTTAGAATTATTTTGTGATAATCACCCAGACGAACCTGAGTGTCTCGTATATGACGATTAATTAAATGTTTCAAGAATCGACTAACTTTTTAGGAAAGGATGGATTCCACTGGTGGATAGGTCAAGTTACCGATCCAAAGAAAGGAGAGTGGGATAATACTTTAGAAAAGAAAAACGCTGAGAATGGTGAACCAATTTATTCTCATCGTTGTCGTGTTCGTATAGTTGGATATCATGGTTGTGGAGATGAACTGCCAGATAATAAACTACCATTAGCACATGTTCTTCTACCACCCAACGTGTCAACCACTGGAGGACGTGGTGAAACAATGCAATATCAGGGTGGAGAAGTTGTGGTTGGATTTTTCTTTGATGGTGCAGATGCTCAACAACCAGTAATCTTTGGAACTTTGTTTAAACAAAGTTATGTCGAAGATAAATTGACAAACTCAGAATTCAATGCAAAAAAACAAACTTGTTTTGTTCCATACACACCTCCAGAAGTTAAGGCTACTATGGGTGATCATGAAAGAGTAGATAATACAAATGACAACGGAAATGGAAATGGTAATAAAAAGAAAAAGTTTAATCTTGTAGAGGGAAAAGATAAAAATATTTCAGATGTAAATGTAAACCATAATTCAGATATTCAGTTTAATAACTCAACTGCTTGTGGGAATAATGAAGTATCAAAGATAGCGAATGATTTAAAGGAATTCTCTAAGAAGATGAAGAATTTTCAAAAGTTAAATTCTAGTGATGTTTTTGTTAATCCTCTTTATGGTGGTGTAGTTGATATTCAAGGAGAATTAAAATTAACATCAAATAGAATCCAAAACTCCATGACTAAATTAATTCGTCGTGGTCGTTCTAAAGTGATAGAAGATACTCTGGATAAGTTATCAAAAACTTTTAAAGATAAAACACCTAAACCATTACAGTCTCCTGCTGGAGGTGCTGTAAATGAATTATCTAATATGATATATTGTAACTTTGAAAAGATACAGGATCAACTTGGTGACTACTTAATGAAAAGTTTAGAAAATATGTTAGGTCAACTTTTAGATGTACCCATTTGTGGTGTCGAAAATTTTATGGGTGATATGTTTGGTCAAATTAATAATATTTTAGATACAGGTCTTGGTAGCATATTTAATCAATTAAACTCAATTCAAGGTGGTGGTATTGCATTACCCAGTAAAACATTTACA